TGTACAAAAGGAAAAGGATTTGGTAAAACCCTATCTCGATTCAGGTCATACCTTTTATGACATACCCTACGACATCGTAGAAGAATACGGAAAGGCCGACGTAGAGGCCACAGAGCATGTTGCTCTTCAACAGTTAAGTGCTTTTGGCACATCATTCGAGGAACTATTCAATGCAAGAAAAGCTGATACCTACGCTTAAACTATCGCTAGAGATGACATCAGTACTGGCAGACATCGAGTACAATGGCATCAAGGTAAACTTAGATAAACTAGAAACAATCCGACACCAGTATCAGACAGAGATGGAAGAACTTGAGACTCGTCTGCTAGCCCTAGCGGCTAACGCTATGGGAGATACTCCCGTCAATCTGGCTAGTGCAGATGACAGGTCTGTGCTTCTCTATTCAAGAAGGGTAAAGGACAAGTCTCTGTGGTCTGCGGTATTTAATCTAGGAACAGAACAGAGAGGCTCTACCAGAAAGCCTAAGATGCGTACCCGTATGCGTATTGGCGAGTTCAAAGAAAACGTACGCGGATTGACTGACGTAGTGTACAAGACACGGGGCAATCGCTGTAGTCACTGCGATGGGGTAGGTAGGACATTCCCCCTGCGTAAGGACGGTACGCCCAGCAAAGCAGCTAGAATATGCAAGCCCTGTAACGGGAAGGGTGTAGTCTACAGAAAGACCAACGAGGTTGCTGGCTTTAAGCTTGTACCGCGCAATGTAATGGACGTTGCCTCTGCAGGGTTCAAGACAGATAAAGATACTTTGGAATCTAGACGGGTGGAACTAGAGGGGGATGCACGAGAGTTTGTGGAATCATACACAAGATACAACGCTCTTAAAACATACTTGAATACGTTTGTTGACGGGATAAAAAACAATGTGGACGGAAAAGGTTTCATACATCCAGAATTTATGCAGTGTATTACAGCGACGGGTCGCCTTTCGAGTCGCAATCCAAACTTCCAAAATATGCCACGCGGCTCGACGTTTGCAATCAGAGAGGTTGTCGAAAGTCGTTTCGATGGTGGATACATACTGGAAGGGGATTACTCGCAACTAGAATTTAGAGTGGCAGGCTTCTTGGCTAAAGACGAGCAAGCATACAACGACGTACGCGATGGTACAGATGTACATAGCTACACTGCCAGCGTTATAGGCTGTACCCGACAGGAAGCAAAGGCACATACCTTTAAGCCTCTGTATGGTGGGGTAAGCGGCACAGACAACCAGCAACGCTATTACCGTGCTTTCAAAGAGAAGTATGGGGGCGTTACGCAGTGGCATGAGGATTTACAGAAAGAGGCAGTAAAGCAACAGCAGATAACCTTACCGTCTGGTAGGCAGTACGCATTTCCCGGCTGTAGGTGGACAGAGTGGGGTACGGCTACTAATCGTACTGCTATCTGCAACTACCCCGTTCAGGGCTTTGCTACGGCTGACCTATTGCCTATGTGTCTGGTACGTTTACAGCAGTACGTGAAGCAAACAAACATACATTCTGTAATTTGTAACACAGTACACGATTCAATCGTCATGGACGTACATCCTGACGAAAAAGATATTTGCATCAGGTTAATGAAGAAAGCTATGCTAGCGATACCTGAAGAAGCAAAAGCGAGATACGGGATAGAATATGATATGCCCGTTGACATCGAGATAAAAATAGGCCATAATTGGCTTGACTTATCCGAAGTCGAACTGTAGAATAATTCTACGACACCTTTTTACGGAGAATGAAATGGACTCTAATGATTTAACGGTAATGGACGAATTGGACGGAATCGTATCCGCTTTCAGCAATGATGATGAAGCGGCTCTGATGCAGGCATCTGGTCAGGGAAACCAAACGCAACGGTCAGGGCTACCACGCCTCAGTATCAACTACGATACTGATACGGATGAAGGCCAGCCACTGACTAAGGGCGATTGGAAAATCTTTGTTAACGGTCAGATGTTGTTTGCATCTGAGGTAAGCTTCCGCCCCATCTTGCGTACGTTTGAGTACAGCTTGTGGGATGCAGAAGAAGGCACTTTTGCCTGTAAGTCAGTACAGAAACCAAGCCTGTCGGGCGAGTTTCCAGATGACGAAGGCGGCAATAAGTGTGGGCGCTTGTCACGCGACGACGAGGAAACTGCCTCTGAAGAAGTGTTGATGCGTTCTCGCGCTGTTGCCTGTAACCAAATCTTGTACGGTCAGATTAGTGGCTCGTTTAAGACAGCAGATGGTACTGAGGTAGAGCTTACTAGCGAACCTGCAGTAGCATACTTTAAGAAGTCCGGCTATAAGCCTATCGGTGATTTCATCGACAACCTTACACGCCAGAAGAAGCTAATGCAGAAATGCTCTATCCTTCTTCGTACGGATAGGAAGAAAAAAGGTAGTGTTACCTATTTCATACCTGTACCTACTTTGGATGGTGAGGTAGGCATCTCAGAGTCAGACAAGCAACTGATGACTATGTTTGGTGAAACGGTTAAGAAGCATAACAATGCAGTTATGGAGAAGAACCGCCAAGCTCGTAAGTTGCTTGCAGATGATGACCTTGATTTAGCAGATGACTTCAATGTTAACGCTGCTTAAAATTCAAGACTTTTTAGATAAAGCAGGCAGGGGGGAAGTAGATGTCTCCCCTGTCTCTCTTGGCATCTATACAGAAGACTGTAAAGCCTCTGCCGCAAAGCAACTGAAAAGAGAGAAGCGGGACTGGTACATACGTATGTCTGGTCTTGGTCGTCCTATGTGTCAGCAGATGCTGGACAGGGATGGTGTAAAAGAAGACATGGAATACAATTCTGTCTTTCGCTTTCTGTTCGGTGATTTGACAGAGGCTGCACTGATGCTTGTTCTCAGAGAAGCAGGCGTTGACATCGTAGACTATCAGACTCCGTGCGAACTAGAGATAGCAGGGTACAAAGTAAAAGGTACGCTAGACCTAATCATACGCGACGAGATGGGCATAGAACGTGTGTGGGATGTGAAGTCAGCTAGTGACTGGGCATTCAAGAACAAGTACAGAGGCGGCTACGAGAAGCTATTAGAAGAAGACCCGTTCGGATACATCATGCAGGGCTATCTGTATGGCGAATCTATGGGTCTACCTTTTGGTGGCTGGCTGGTAGTTAACAAATCTTCTGGGGAGATACTGGAAGTTCCTGTACCAGAGTGGCACGATAGCGACAAGCAACGGTACTTGGAAGATGCAAAACAACGGGTAGAAGTTCTGCTTAATCCTGATTCACCTTTCGTGAAGTTTGCACCAGAAGACGAAACATACCGTCGAGATGGTCAGGTAGTTAAAACAGGAAACAAACTTCTAAACAAAAGCTGTAACTTTTGCGGGTACAGAAGCCACTGCTGGCCTGACTCTGTACTACACGATAAGGTTACATCTAAGGCAAAGAATCCGCCTCGTGCGTGGTACACAAAGCTTAAGAAAAAGGAACTGTGATATGCCTTTTATCAGAGTCAGGGACTACTCAATAGACTTGATGGAGATGAATGATCATCTTCATCACATCTATATCCAGTCAGTTAATGGCACGGGTGGCGAACGTAAAGTCGTATGGTTACGCCAGCACGAGCGCGGGTTGCCGTTTACATTAAGAGAGAACTACACCGATAGCGGGTTTCTAATGCCAGAGACAGACGCTAGAGACATACGTACTGTAGAAGGGGAGCTACAGAAGATGGGTATGCTTTCACATCAAGGAGCAAATATATGTGTGCCGATTCACCCCTTAGTAACAGAGCTAGAAGGTATTCAAAGACTGTCCCCAAGACTCGCAGGGTATCTAAAACAAAGGCTGTCGTCGCTAGGCGTTCTGGTGTGAAGCACTTAGCTGGATTTAGGTCACAGTTCGAGTTGAGTCTGGCTCGTTCTCTCAAAGATAGAGGCATCGAGTTCGAGTATGAAAAGTCTCGTTTCACATACGTACCCAAACCTAAAACATACACCCCGGATTTCTATCTACCAGACAGCGACATTTACGTAGAAGCAAAAGGCCATCTGTGCAAAGCAGATAGAGTCAAGATGGTACTGGTAAAGAATCAGCATCCTGATTTAGATATTCGATTTGTTTTTATGAATGCTAATAATAAGATTTACAGAGGTAGCAAAACCACCTATGCTGATTGGTGTGAGCGCCACAACTTCAAATGGGCAGAGGGTGGCATACCTTCAGATTGGATGAAAAAAAATGACAAACGATAATGATAGCGATGTAATGGATGTCATAGAATCTCAGATAGAGGCTGGGTCTTTATTAGGTGGTAGGTACTACGTCATACTGCAAGACACAGGCGCTGGTGCGTTTACCGTCAAGGGGTATGATACTACGGGCAAAGAGTATGAGGACGAGGAAGACTTCTCACCAGCGTACGTCATGCTTCACGCTGTTATGACCCAGCTACGTGAGAATACAGACGAGATGTACGAAAAAGGCGTAGCTGAAATAGAATACGGACTTGTCGCCGAAAGTATGGCAGAGGAAGCAGAAGAAGGGGACGACAAAGAGTTTCTAGAGACTATGGTAAACTCAACGACCTCAAACATTATTAAGGTAGATTTCGGGAGAAAACAATGAAGGATCAATGGCACATAAACTACTATCAGAAAGCTGCCTTGAAAACTGCTATCTATCCTGAAGCGTACAAGATATTGTACCCTGCTCTTGGTTTAGCTGGTGAAGCTGGTGAGGTAGCAGACAAGGTAAAGAAAATCATACGCGATGGTAAGACAGACTCTAACCATGATATTGCCCTTGAACTTGGCGATGTGATGTGGTACATTGCTAGTCTGGCTAATGACTTGGGATACACCATGCAAGACATAGCTGAGATGAACGTCAATAAATTAGAGAAGCGTTCGAGGGAAAACAGACTACAAGGCAGTGGTGATAACAGATGACAAGCTACTATAATATTATGAAACAGCTAGACGAAGAATACGAACAGGCAGGTAAGGAGGCGTACGGAAATGTCGACATGGTTAACAAGCCGCCACACTATAATCAGGCAGGTATCGAGTGCCTTGACGCAATCAAGGCGCAGACAGGCGATGGGTACGAATACTACTTGCAAGGAAACATCGCAAAGTATCTCTGGCGATACAGATACAAAAACGGAATCGAAGACCTCGAAAAAGCAGAGTTCTACCTCAGAAAACTAATAGAAGAGATAGAAGAGATAGAATAATGAAATGCTGGCATTGCGGTACTGAACTTATCTGGGGTAGCGACCACGATATTTCTGAAGAAGCCGAAAACTTCGCTATGTTAACAAACTTACACTGTCCAAACTGTCAATCAGATGTTGACGTTTGGTTACCAAAAGAAAAAGAGGAAACCAATGAGTAATATGCTCCCTACCCCATATCAACAATTTATACACAAGTCACGCTACGCTCGTTGGCTAGACGACGAACAGCGCCGTGAAGATTGGCACGAGACTGTAGACCGTTACGTTAACTTCATGGTTAATCAGGTACGCGGCAAACACGACTATAAGTTATCTAAGAAAGACGAAAACGATATTCGTGAGGCAATTCTTAATTTAGAAATCATGCCAAGCATGAGAGCAATGATGACATCTGGTGCAGCACTGGCACGAGATAACATTGCGGGATACAACTGTTCTTACATACCCGTAGACAGTCCTCGTTCGTTTGACGAGTGTATGTACATACTGATGTGCGGTACAGGTGTAGGCTTTTCTGTAGAGCGTGAGAACGTAGACAAGCTTCCTGTAGTCAGTGATGCCATGCACAACACCGATACCATAATCAAGGTAGGTGACAGCAAGCCGGGTTGGGCTAAGTCTCTGCGCGAGTTGATTGCACTGCTGTATGCGGGACAGATACCTACATGGGACTTGTCTGCTGTACGTCCTGCAGGGGAACGGTTGAAGACTATGGGTGGCAGAGCATCAGGACCACAGCCGTTAGATGACCTGTTCCGCTTTGTTGTGCAGACATTCAAAAAAGCACAAGGACGCAGACTTTTTCCCATCGAGTGCCACGACCTTATGTGTAAGATTGGCGAGATTGTCGTAGTAGGTGGCGTTCGTCGCTCTGCTCTCATTAGCCTGTCTAATCTTAACGACGACCAGATGGCACACGCTAAGTCTGGTTCGTGGTGGGAGAACGAAGGCCAACGTGCGCTGGCTAATAACTCTGTGGCGTACAAGGGTAAGCCTGAGATAGGCACATTCATGCGTGAGTGGGTAGCCCTGTACGAAAGCAAGTCAGGTGAACGGGGTATGTTTAACCGTGAAGCTGCTGACAGACAGGTAGCACGTTCAGAGCGTCGTGAGACAGGACACATGTGGGGTACTAATCCGTGTTCTGAAATCATACTCCGTCCATACCAGTTCTGTAACTTGTCAGAGGTTATGGTACGCGAGAATGACGACCTCGAAAGCTTAAAGCGTAAAGTTAGGCTGGCTACCATAGTAGGTACGCTTCAGTCTACGCTAACTGATTTCAAATACCTTCGTAGTGTCTGGAAGAAGAATACAGAGGAAGAGAGATTGCTTGGCGTATCTCTTACAGGTATTATGGATCATCATGTCTTATCTAAGAATGTAGACAGTGCAAAGTGGCTGCAGGAGATGCGGAGAGAGGCAATAGCTACTAACGCTGTGTACGCTGAAGTTATCGGCATACCCCAGTCTGCTGCAATCACCTGTGTAAAGCCGTCAGGTACTGTGTCTCAGCTAACCGATACTGCTAGCGGCATACACGCACGGCACAACGATTACTACATCCGAACTGTACGTGGTGACAACAAAGACCCACTTACGCAGTTTATGATTGAGTCAGGTGTACCCCACGAACGGGATGTGATGAAGCCAGATTCAACAACTGTGTTTAGCTTTGCCATGAAGTCACCAGAAGGTGCAGTGACACGTACTCAGATGACAGCTATCGAACAGCTAGAACTGTGGAAAACATACGCCTTGCATTGGTGTGAACACAAGCCGTCAGTCACCATCTCTGTCAAGGAAGACGAATGGATGGAAGTTGGTGCGTGGGTGTATGAGAACTTTGACGTAGCGTCGGGGGTATCTTTCCTACCCCACAGTGACCATACCTACCAGCAAGCCCCGTATCAAGACATAGACGTTGACGAGTACAACGACTGGCAGCAATCGTACTCGTACGTAGAGCTAGATTGGAACAAGCTAACTGAGTTTGAAAAAGAAGACAACACGACTGGTTCTCGTGAGTTAGCCTGTACTGCAGGTGTCTGTGAAGTAGTGGACTTGACTGCAGCGTAATTGTCCGGGTACAGGGGCAATAGGGTGTAGAAAATAGGGGTTACTCGTTCTACATCTGAGACGGAATTAACCGTTTTGTATTGAGTAATCCTATCCTTATGTTGGATGTCGGCATAGGGCGATATATAAAAT